ATTTTTTAAAGTGTAATTCTAAAAACGCAGGTGTTTTATTAGATACAAGATCTGATGGAAAAGAAAGATCAGCAAATGCATCAAGATCCCCACCCAAAATTTCTTGCCTGTTTTTACTCATCCTATTAGCAACGGTAGTTGCTTTTGTAGGAATTCTATTTGTAGTAATTGATAAATCAGTAGGAGTACGTGATGCACGTTGTGTTAATTGTTGCTTTCCTGCAAGACTATCATTTAAAAAGTTTGTAACTAAACCTGCTGTATTTTTTGAGGTCACACCTGAGCTTTCAAGTTTAGCAGCAAAAGATGAAGCTACTTCTAGTTTTGACCTTTGTGTATTGTTAAGATTACCAATAGAGCCGGTAACACTGCCTGTAATTTGACCTGCCTGGGCTGCAGGACTTGCACCAGTAGAACGGATAGCACCAATTTGGATTTTATCGAGATATGTAAGATTATTACTTAGTTGTGCTGTATCTGCACCTACTGATGATATACTATTGTTTGCTGCCATGGAAATTTCCTATAAATAAATATATGGCTAAAACTTATAAAGGCGTCTTTAAACCGCAGAATCCTTCTAAGTATCGTGGCGATCCTACTAATATTATTTATAGGAGTCGCTGGGAACTTCTCTTTATGCGCTATCTTGATTCACACCAAGATGTTAAACAATGGGCCAGCGAGGAATTAATTATACCTTATAGATCACCATTGGATGGAAAAGTTCATCGTTACTTTCCAGACTTCTGGGTAAAGAAAGTGAATAGGCAGGGAAAAACTGATGTTGCAGTTGTAGAGATTAAACCCTTTAACCAAACAAAAGAGCCTATTCCTCAAAAAAAGCTTACCAAGAACTATTTATACGAAGTTAAGACTTGGTCGATAAATAAAAGTAAATGGGTTGCTGCAGAAAGTTTTTGCAAAGATAGAGGATGGGAGTTTATGATTATCACTGAAAAAGAGCTCGGATTAAAATTCTAATGGCAACATATATCTTTCAAAGAATTGTAGACGAAGGAAAGGCTGAAGGTGTTCAGTCTGGTTCAGAAGAAGCCCGCGATTGGTATAGAGATCGAGCTGCTTCTGTAAGATCGGTCGACACGCGTAGAGAGTTAAAGAACCGAGCTCGTACATACAATAAAATGGTTCAACTTGACGTTGGACGTATGTATATGTTTTTCTATGATCCAAAGCACAAAGAAAAGCTTCCATACTATGATATGTTCCCATTAATTTTTGTTTTAGAAAAATATACTGATGGTTTTCTTGGTATGAACTTACATTATCTTCCACCTATTTTTAGAGCACGTTTAATGGATAGGTTATATAGTATTGAGCGCCAAGATAATGTACGTGAATCAAAAAAACTAAGATTAAGTTATAGTTTTCTTAACACTGCAGCGAAGTATAAATACTTTAGGCCCACCGTAAAAAAATATCTTAATACTCAAGTTAGATCACGTTTTCTTTGGATACCTTATGATGAGTGGGATATTGCACTAATGTTACCAACTCAGAGATTTAGAAAATCAAAACAAAGTGCAGTATGGCGCGATTCCAAAAAGAAAATACAGTAAGGTAATCACATGGCATTTGATATTGCAGCATTTAAAGCATTCACTGGAGATCATCTTCCAGCTACGCACTATGAGGTGTTAATAAGACCTCCTACAGGTGGAGGTAATGAAATTAATTTGCGTACAGAAACAATTAGTGTTCCGGGCGTAGCATATCTTTCTGTGGATAATTATGCACCGTATGGATCAGGAAAGCTTTATAATTTACCATATCGTTATAATCCACAAGAAATTCAAATGACTCATAATATCGATAAAGATGGAAACATTATTGATATTTTTAGACGATGGGCAAATTTGACAGTTGATCTCGATGGGAACGCGAAATACGGTGCATATTACTACGAGGTCTACGCACAACAGGATGGTGATATTAAAGTTTACAATCGTCAAGAACTAGTCAAAACAATTACGCTCGAAAAACCATATCCTATTAATATAGAACCAATCCAAATGGGTTGGGGACAAAATGATGAAATAGCTAAATTGAGCGTTTCATATAGATTTGCATCATTTAAAGTAAGCTAATTTGGAGATATATTATGGCTTTACCTAAAATTGCAGCACCTACATTTGAGTGCTTGCTACCATCAACAGGTGATAAATTATATTACCGACCTTTTCTAGTTAAAGAAGAAAAAGTTTTGTTGATGGCTAAAGAATCAAATGACAAAGCTGACACAGTTAACGCTATTAAAAGTATTATCAATAGTTGTGTACTCAATGAAGAGTTTGATGTAAATGATATTACAATCTTTGATATGGAATACATTTTTATTAAACTACGAGCAGCATCTGTTGGGAACGTCGTACAGTTTCAAGTAGAAGATAGTACTGATGGAATTACATATGATTTAGAACTTAACTTAGATGAAGTAGAAGTTAAGTTTCCAGAAAATCATGATAGAAAAATTATGGTCAGTGAAGATATTGGAATGACTTTAAAATATCCAACACCTGAAATTTCTACTGTATTGGCTAAGTTAAAGACTGTTGCTGATATTACTTATGAAACAATTAATCATTGTATTGATGTAGTATTTGATGATGAAGATACTTATGCTTGGAAAACAACAAGCAAAAAAGAACGGGATGAATTTTTAGATAATCTTCCAATTGAAACTTATAATAAGATTCAAGCGTTCTTTGAAACATCACCAAAAATTGAGCACGTTATAGTTTATACAAACAGTAAAGAAGAAGAAAAAAGAGTTGTTTTTAGAGATCTTGACGATTTTTTTCAATTGGGCTGAGTTACCTGGATCTGTTCCATCATTACAAGATTAACTTCGACATAACTCAGTATCACCAATTTTCTTTACACGAAGTGGAACAAATGATACCTTTCGAAAGAGAGCTGTACATAGAAATGCTTGCTGCAAAAGTAAAAGGTGATAATGATAGCCTAGGAAAAATGGTAGACTTTTAAAGAGAACAATAATGTTAAAACTCATCAGAGCACTAGCTCAATATGTTTCTAGAAGTAAAAACCTAAGTAAAGCGCGCGGAGTGCGTGCTGCTGGTGGAGCTAATCTATTAAAGTCTGGTTTAAAAACTGCAGGCGGATTATCTTTAGGTAACGCAGTACTAAAAGGATTAGGGTCTTTAGGTCCCGACCAAAAAGAAAGCGTCGATTCTTCACTTCCAACAATGGAGCAATATACCGCGGCCGCGGCCGCATCAATGGAAGCAAACACTCCAGTACGACATACTGACGTTCCAGCTTTAATTGAAAACATGGAAGAAGTCAGAGTCCCAGCTGTTATACCTGAGTTAGGTCCAAATGACGGACAGTATGCTCCTCACTTAAATCTTATCATTGAAAGAATTGCACGATTAGAAACAAGAGTTAATACACAATCAGCTTTATTAAATTCTCTACGTAGTGTAATTGACTCTGCAATCGATCAAAACGAAGCTCTCGATAGAAAAGATGAGCGACGACGCGACGAAGCAGAAATTGAAGGTAAAAAGACAAAACCAAAAATTGGTTCTGGCATTGGTGGTAAAGCTGCAGCGCTCGGTGGTGGAATATTAGCTGCAATAGAAAAATATGTTGGTAATTTAGTTGGTTTGGCCGCTGGCGCAGGATTATTAGGTTTACAGCTATGGGAACCAGATCCGAGTGAGGAAGAACCACTTGGAATTATGGATGCACTCGACGAAGCTGAAAATTTTATTGCTCAAGCAACAGTAGGTTTATCTACGCTTGGTGTGTTTAAAGCAGGTGAGCAACTAGGCAGAGATGCAAAAGCAAAACAACTAAAAGCAGAAAGAGCAGCACGGCCAGTAAATCAACGACCAAAAGTTCCGGGACAAGTTGGTACTACAGCAGATGGAAAGCCTGTAGTAAAATCTAAAGCAGGAAACTTAACTGTTGCTGGTGCTGATGGTAAAGCTACTACACAAATAGTTAAAGCAGAACAAGTTAAACCATTATCACCTACTGGCGCTAGCGCTCCAACTGGTACCGGTGCTGCAGCAGGCAAAATGGGCAAAGGCAGTAAAGAAGGTTCAGCATTTATGAAAATGCTACAAAAGTTTCAAGGCATTGTTAAATCAGTACAATCTGGATCAAAGAAAATTATTGAAGGTGCTAAAACATACTTAATGAAATTTGGTTCTACAGGATCTGCGCTTATTCAAAAAATTGGTAGATTTGTTGTTAAATGGTTCCTTATTATTGAGGCAATTACATTTATGATTAGATCTACTGAACTCTATATGTTTGGTAGTATTACTAAAGATGAATGGCATAAAGGAAACAAGGAACAAATTAATACTATTTGTAAATTATTTGGGCCTATGTGGTTATTATGTTTACTCGGTACTTTATCTCCAATTCCGGGTGGTGCGATCATGGGATTTGTAATTGGTTTGTTTTATGGTGATGAAATCTATGATGCAATTGCATTTGATCAAGTAGTTGCAGCATTATATGATTGTCTTGTAACAATGTCATTCCAACCATTAATAGATATGTTTAAGAGATTTTATGATTGGTTTATGAATGAGTTACCCAAGATTCTGGGTGAGAAAGTAAAAGCTGCTGGTCAATATATGCAAGGCATTGATGTTATTGCAGAACAAGAAGATATTCAAGAAGAATATGGAACAACCTCTAACCTTGGCAAAATTGCGCTTGAAGCGACTGACACATTTTTGGGTATGGGTGTTGATGAAAATGCATTACTATATGTAGCAGATAACATTAATTCAC